TAAGAAATTTTAAATCAAATGTCGCCAAAATCATCTTTTCAAAAAATCGTCATAATGAAAGGAGTGCAAATCGGAGCGACAACGGGAGTGCTTGAAAATATAATCGCATACAATATCGGAAGTAATCCTCAACCGCAGCTATATATTTCAGCTGATAAAGAATTAGTCAAGTTAGCGATGGAAGTAAAGATTGAAAGAATGATAGACTCTTGCAAATTAAGAAACCGTATCTTTTCGCAAACGGGAGTTAAGACGCGAAAAAGCGGAGACACTACTTTTCAAAAAGATTATATCGGCGGTTTTCTTGTCGCTATCGGAGCGCTCAACCCTGGCAAGCTACGAAGTATGAGTTTTCCTTTCGTGCTTTTCGATGAGCTTGACGGTATGCCTGATAAAATCGGGAAAGAAGGCGACCCCGTCTCTCTCGCGGACAATCGAACTAACGCTTACGCTTCAAAAAGAAAAATATTATATATCTCTACGCCTCTTGTCGAACAGACAAGCAAAATTTATAGATTATACATGCAAGGCGACAGAAGAAAATTCTATGTGCCATGTCCGAATTGCAATAATTTTCAAGAATTGGTTTGGCACGGAGTGGACGAAAGCGGAAAGATTTACGGAATAATTTTTAATCATGAAGACGGAAATATCGACTATGACTCGATTGGCTATAAGTGTAAATACTGCGATTACATCATGAAAAATTATGAGAAGTCGGTTTTTTTAAATAAAGGCGAATGGAGAGCGACAGCGAAAGCAAACGACCCGACTCTCGTCTCTTATCATATTTCAGCTTTATATTCTGCAGTCGGAATGTTTTCGTGGGAGAACATGGTCCAAAAGTGGAGCGAGGCATGGGATATAAAAAATAATAGATTAAAAGATAAAGAAAAATATAGAGAGTTTAGAAATCTAATGCAGGGCTTACCTTTCGAGGAGCGCGGAGAGGCTATACGCGCGGAAAAAGTTAAACAAAATAGAAGTTATTATTATTTAAAAAATCAAATTAATAATCAACGATTCAAAGAAGAAAGCGGAAGCGAATTATTACTTTTAACATGCGCTGTGGATGTGCAAAAAAATGGGCTTTGGATAGATATAAGAGGCTGGTGCGAGAGAGGAGTATCTTATTTGATTGACGCGTTTTTTTTGGAAGGCGAAACGGAAAATTATAACTCGATAGTCTGGAAAAAACTTGACGATTTAGTAATGAATAAAATCTGGACGGACGATGAAGGACGAAATTATAGAATAGCATGCACTTTTATCGATAGCGGAAAATACACTAACTATGTTTACGAATTCTGCAAAATGTATGGAAACGGAGTATATGCGATAAAAGGAGACGATTATATCGCAGGCGGACTTACTTACAAAGCATTTAAAAAAGAAACTATAATAAAAGTCGGACTACCTACAGCGCTTCATATAAACACTACTAAATTAAAAGATTTTATAGCGAGATGTTTTAATTTGCAGATTGAAACTAATAAACTATTGCCCGATTGGTTTTGCAATTTTCCTCATGATTTTGGAGACGACTATTTTGAACATTACACTGCAGAAAATAGAATAGACGAATACGATAAAATAACTAATAAATATTTGCGAACGAGATGGAAACTTACGCAAGGACGAGCAAATCACTTATTCGATACTCACTGTTATAATCTTGCAAATTTAGAATTCTTCGCTACTAATATATGTATGAGTGCGCTCGGTTTATCCGCTCTGGATTGGCAAGAATTTTGGAATTATGCGAAGTTGGGAATTTTTTATAATAAAGTCGAATAAAAATTATCGCTTATATTGTATTTTTTCGTATTTATTTTATATATATCGTTATGAATAACGAAGAAAACAACGAATTAAATAACTCAAACGAAGAAGTCGCTCAAGGCAATAAACTTCAAGATGTTAATAATATCTCTTCTCTTTCAAGTAAAGAATATTATTATAACGAATATAATAATTTAAGAATAATACTTGCAGAATACGATAAAGCTATATTTAACTTGACGAAACTTAATCATAAAAGTTATACGCTCAATACAGGACAGACGACTCAAACTGTAACGCGTCAAGATGCGACTCAATTACAAAACGCAAGAAGAGGAATATTAAATCAAATACGAGAGCTTGAATTATTTTTAGGAATAGGAAAGAAGGGAGTAATAAAAGTAGAGTGCGGTTGGTAAAATGAAGTTAAATTTTTTTGGTTTTAATATCAATATCGATAAAAAGAAAACTAATCATAGTTTTAATAATATAAACGATATAGCGACTAACGATAAATACAATTATTACATTGCCGATATCATGCAAACGATTTTTACGGGCGACCCCTACCCTGGCTCGTTCGGACTCACTAAAGATTATGTTTTTGTAGATTATTATACTTTAAGAATTAGAAGCGTGCAGTTATTTAAAGAAAATCCTTACGCGCGCGGAATATTCGAGCGACTTCTTGAAAACGAAATCAACTCTGGACTTTCTTTAGAAGCAAATCCAATTTCGCTTTATACCTATTTAGAAGAAGAAGAGACGAGCGAGTGGATACAAAAAGTAGAAACGGATTTTAAAATTTGGGCGGAAACTCCCGAACTCTGCGACTATTACAAACAAAAAACTTTCGCTCAATTACAAAACGCTTTAAGATTTACTTCTCTCGTGAGCGGCGATTGTCTTGTCGTTTTAAGAATTAATCCTCAATCGAAAACTCCTCAAATTCAACTCATAGACGGAAGTAATATTCAAACGCCTCTCGGTTATGAATGTAGAAAAGGAAATACGATAAGAAACGGAATAGAATATGACAGCTTGGGAAGACAAGTCGCTTATTATGTTCGTCAAGTATGTTTCAACGAAAGTAATTTTGAAAATAATATTTTAAATTATAAAAGAGTTCCCGCTTTTGGAGAGAAGAGCGGACGAAGAATTGCATGGCTTGTTTACGGCAATAATACGAGACTTTTAAATAACGATAGAGGCGAGCCGATTTTGTCTCATGTTTTATATATGCTTAAAGATTTAGACAGGTATAAAGATGCAGAAATGCGAGCGGCGGTTATAAACGGTATGTTGCCTCTCTTTATCAAAAAAAGCGAGGGCTTGGGTTCGGGCGGTTTAGAATACGGCGCTATTCGTAAAAAAACAATCGAAGTCGGAGATGCGGACGGAGAGAAAAGGCAACTAACTATTACAAGCAATTTGCCTGGAACGATTTTTAACGAATTAAACGCGGGAGAAGAGCCTATCTCGTTTAACACTCAACGCCCAAATGTCAACTTCGCAAGTTTTCAAGACGCTATTATCGATACTATCGCAAGAAGTATCGGACTGCCTCCCGAGATTTTGCGTTTAAAATTTCAAAATAATTTTTCGGCATCGAGACAAGCTAATAACGAATTTTCTGTATATTTACAAAAGCGGAATTATTTATTCGCTCAAGAATTCTTACAAAAAATATACGAAGAAAAAATTATTACTGCTGTTTTAAACGGCGATTTGGAAGCTAAAGAATTATATCAAGCTATTATTAATAACGATATAAAAACGATAAAGGCTTGGACTAAAGCGAGCTGGAGCGGTATCTCTCGTCCGAGCGTTGATATACAAAAAGATGTAAACGCTATGGCAACCGCTTTAGAGTATGCTATCGTAACGCGCGATTATGCATGCGATAGAATAATGGGGAAGAAATTTGCGGATGTGGCGCGAGAGTTAAAAAAAGAAAAAGAACTCATGGAAAAATTAGGAATTAGCTCAAAAGATTTAGAAACGGTTTCGGGCATTCCGATTATCGATGACGATAGCGCTAAAGACGATAACGATGATGAAGATGAAAATAATTTAAATAATAAAAAACAATAAAAATAATAAAGAATAATAAAAGTAGGAGCTTAAAAAATGCAAGACTACAAAGAAGAATTTAGTTATACTAATAAAGAGAGTTTTCCTAACACGCGCGCGGTAAACAGCAGTGGACCTGGCAACCGCGACGGCACGGAATTAAAAAAAGAATTGGTAAACGATGTTTGGGTTTATAATCAAGCGTTATTAGTAGAAGCTGGAATGACGCCGAACGGGATTGAGGACTCGCTTGAAAATAATCAAAAAATTCAAGCGCTCAAAAAAATAATAAAGTCGAACGAATATATATTACCTTTTAAAGTTAACGATATGAGCGATATCTTAACTAAAAGCGCTGAAGACTTCGAGCAAGTTTTATTAAAAGAAAAATTTACGGAAATTTTTGAGATATGCAAAAATAATTCTAAAATGATTTTAAAATTCGATAACGAAAAATGCATCGTTTCTTCGTATTCGATTTTTGAAGACAATCAAAAACAGCAAATAAAATTAAACATAAGCGGAAGTTTTGAAAATGTCGGAGTCGATAGCGGACATGTGGAAGGAAGCGTATTAATAACTATCGAAAGAAATGCAAATACGCTCGACTATACGAACATTTGGAAAAAGTCGACTTTAGAGCATATATGCACTCAAGCTGAATACGAAGCTATAACGAATAAAAGCGTTTATGTGAAATATATAATCGTTTCAAATAAAAATACTCAAACGATTATCGACACTACAATAAACGAGACAGGAAGAAATATCTTAACTGTCTTAAATGTTAGCGATGTTAAAGCGGCGTTTACAAAAATGAAAGCGATGACGGAAGCGAAGAATTTTGGATTTTTGAGAATCGGAGATTATATAGAGTTCGAACTCGGCGATTATGGTTTGCAAAAATTCGAGATAGCGGCTTTCAATCATTATTTGAATCGCGGAAATCCAGCGATTTCAAAATGGCATATTACATTTATGAGCGAAAAAGTTTTAGAAAATGCGCAAATGAATACTGCGAATGAAAATCGTTATTATGTGAATATGCCTCTTGCGACTAAATTAAATAATACTGTGCGAAACTCTTTAATAACCGCAATCGGACAAGAGCCTCTCTCTTTGCCTTTGCAGTGGGATATTCGACTTTTGACTTGCACTGCAATATCTGTGTATATACCGCAAGTGGAAGAAATATTAGGAACGGGAAGCGGATGGGGAAATTTCACGGCAGCATCGCAAGGCTCGAGCGGAGGCGATTGGGGAGCGCCGACTCATAACTCGCAATTTAGATTATTCGCTTTATTCCCTGAAAAAATTCGCAAAAAAAATAGCGCTGATGAATTTAAACCGTATTGGACATCCTCGCCCTATCA